ACCATAATATGTTTTCCAATCAGATTCTTTTTGTATAACTTGAGTAGTAGATTTTCTTCCTCTACCGGTTTGTTCAGCTAATTCTTTTTTAGTTAATTTTTTCTTTACATTATGGTAAAGAGATTTTTTACCTAAATAAGATTTACCTGAGGGTTCATGGATTGTAAGATAAATAAAACCAAACGTATCTTTGGGGAAATCCGTAATGGATTCTATCCATTTATCTTTATAAAACCAATTAAACATAAATTATTAATTAAGTGTTATAATTTGATATAAAGGAGATATATCATCTATAAAATTATCACTAGTAACTTCTACTATTTGCCAACGTTGACCTGCATTTGGTCCTACTCCAGGGTTTATACATATTAATTTCATATAAGTATTATTATCACCTAATGTGCTTCTAGTTTCAACATTTCCTGCTGCACCTGTAGTAGTTGTATAGCTTGCAAAGTTAATTCGTTGGCCTGCTCCTATAGTACCACTAATATCAAGAATAGTTCTAGAAGATCCTCTTTCAAAAATTTCAATTACATCTCCTAAATTAGCAGTAGAAGGCATAGTTATAGAACAATTTGGAGTAGTAGTATGATTTTGAATAATCATGTAATTACCAGGACCAGGAATTGTATATAATTGGGTTGTTAAATCAACAATATTAAAACCACTTGGGGATAAAGATGATCCACTTATTTGAAAAGATGTTCCTACTTGATTAATTGTTATATTAGGACCTGCTACTAAATTAACATATGAAGCAGTTTGAGCATTTTCTACATATGAAGCAGTTTGAGCATTTTCTACATATGAAGCAGTTGCAGCATAAGATGCACTTTCAGCGTATGAAGCACTCTCAGCGTATGAACTACTTAAAGCGTATGAAGCACTTTCAGCGTATGAAGCACTTTCAGCGTATGAAGCACTTTCAGCGTATGAAGCACTTAAAGCATAAGATGCACTTTCAACGTATGAAGCACTTAAAGCATAAGATGATGATTCAGCAATAGAAGCAGTTTCAGCATAGCTTGAAGATGTTTCATAATTTATTTCATATGAAGAAGAAACAGCATAAGAAGCAGTTTCAGCATATGAAGTTGTTATAGCATAAGAAGCAGTTAATGGGTTTATAACCCCAGGTTCACCATTTATAGAACCTGTCATATTAAATGATCCTGAAAGGTATATGTCATAGTCTACAGTTCCGGTAAAAGCATCTATAGATTGGGTAATATGATATGCTTCAACTACGTTTCCAGTTTCAATTCCTACTTGATTTAATGTATTTGCCATATATTATATATATTATAAGTCTAAATTAACTAATATTGTTGTATCTGTGATTGATGATAAGGGTAATGGTTGGGCTAATTTAGCTACAGCTATTAGCTCATAATTATTATTATATAAACCTATAGTTGTTACATATGGATTAAAATAAGAACCTGTAGCCCATGAATAGATATTAGAATTTATAATTGGATTACATAAATCATATCCATCATATATAGCATCATCATTATAAGTTAAAATATCATTGTAATAACTAACATCATATCCTTGATCTGGGGGACCTATGATAGTTGGGTTTTGTGAAAAATTAAATTCATTTTGTCTAATAGTACATTTATACTGAGATTCATATATTGTAGTTGTACTTTGAAATGAACATGTTATATCATCTGAAGTAAATAGGGTTCCAAAAATTCCACCATATATACCAACAGGGTAAGGAAATGAAGAAGTTCCATAAGTAACATAACCATATCCTTGGATTGTACTAAGTAACTCTGCATTTAATATGATCATACCATGTTCATATATTATATTTCCTACATGATAATCTTCTGTAAATGAGTCATTAAATAAAAGATTTCCATTAAAATCATCTGTTATCGTACTGTAAGTGGTTTTTAAACTAAAACTTCCAGGTTTGATATATTCTCCAAATAAATTTGAAGGAATAGAAAATACTCCAATCAAAGCATCTGAGGATGTAGGGAATACTCTATTAGGGGGTAATGTGTTAGAAAGATAATTATAATAATTTGTAGTATCTCTTTCACCAAATATAACATTATAGTTTGAACTAGGATATTGATTATCTAATTCAATAGCTGTTGATAAATCAGGAACAAAATCATTACTATAAAATGAAGCAGTTGATGCCGGGGAACCTTTTGGGTCTTTTAAAAAATTAGTGTAATATAATTCCCTAATTGAACGATATACTAATTGTTGATCTTGAATTGTTGAAATTCCTGTTGGATATGATCCTGAGGTCCATAAAGAGGCTGTTATGTTTTTTCCTATATGCCTTTCTATACTTACATTAGGTTGTGAAAAAGAAGCGGTTCCTTGAAAGGTAAAAGATTTATTTACCTCAAAAGGTGAAACAACAACGTCAGAAGTTATGAAGGGTTTGAATACACTCATTCATTCTTAAAAATCAAGTTTTACTCTAATTAGAGCTTCTTTTGTAAAATCTTTTAATAATGGTCTTGACATTTTAGCAACTGCTAAAAGTTCATTAGAATCATTATACATTCCCACAGTTGTAATATATGTTTGAGGGGCATTTATAAAATTATCATAAATTACTTCACCTGTTGAACCTGATATAAATGATGGGTTTTCTGAATAATTAAATTCACTATTTCTAGCTCTAACAAATATGTAATCTGAAGTAATAGTTTCTTCTGAATTTAATGAGAATGCAGCTCCACCACTAATAGCATTATATAATATAGTATTACTTAATCCCGTATTAGCATTATATGATCTATCGGGTGCAACCCCAATAGATTGAGATAAAGCATAAGGATTTACCATAATAATTCCTAAATCTGGGAAAACAAATCCATATGAACCTGAATTAGATACATATCCTCCATTAGGAAGTGAGCCTGCTGTTCCATTTGATCCTGAGATTAATTGATAAACACGTGAAGATCCAATAAATGAATTAACAGAAACATCTCTTGAATTATCCGTTAAATTAATAATACTACCATTACTTCCACCTGATCCTGAAAGAGTTAAATTAAGTGATCCTGGGAATAAAGATTGTTTATATCTTGCACGTTCAATATTAATAACCCAAAAATGATCTCCTAATACTAAACTTGAACCTGAGAGAGGTTGACAAGGACCTGTATTAGTTGTAGTAGTAACTCCAAAAATAAAATTAGCATTTTCATCTTCTAAAATCAATGTACGGTATTGCCCATACATTGTTCTTGTAGGGGATAAATTATCAACATTAGTATTATAAAGTTCACTTCCACTACCTAATGAATCACAATATACTATATCAAATTGAACTTCTTGATCGTTAGAAGATGTATTATATATACTTAAATAATAATTCCCTGCAGAACTTGCTTCTTGAAGAGAATTAGTATAAAATGAAGATATAGTTGGAGTTCCACTTGACCATAATGTGGCTGTGATAGAATCACTACTTACTACAAAATCTTCAGGATCAAATCTTTTAAATGACATTATATTTTATTTTTTTATTGAACGTAATTAATTGTAATTGGAATAGTTAACCTAGCACCACTATCTAAACCTACTACTGTTAAAGTAGCAGCAAGTTGAGTACTTGAGCCAAACAAAGTGTTAACCGTTGTTGCTCTTAAGTTAAATTGAGTTCCTATTATAGTTTTAGAAACATTTGTTCCTAATGTAGTTGTTGATGTTGAATTAGCTGTTGCTGCAGCTGGGGTATTAATTCCAATTCCTGTAAATGTATTCATTAATCTAACATCTGAAATTGTAGCTGAGTATCCACTGGTTTCAAATGTTTGGTTATTTCCTAGATAATTTAATGTTTGAGGGGTAATAGCTAGTGAAGCTCCTTGTTGTAATGTTACTGCAGAATAACCTAAATCAAGTACAGGTAATTTAGCTGTTCCACGAGGTAAAGTAGCTAATTTGTATTTCATGATTTGAGTTTCAAGAGGAAATGCTTCAAGTAGAGGCATATTTTGAATAGCTTCACCATAAAACGCAGAACCAGAAGGATGGTTTGGGTTGTAAAGAGTATAATCTATTTCATCATCTGCTAAAGCAAATTGTGTAATTCTAAAAGAACCATCGTTTTTAGCTAAAAGTTCTCTACCTTTTGTTGTTAGTATAGCATCAACTGTAACAACTTGATTATTTAAATATCCCATTATTTTATATTATATACATGTATTATACTAATAAATATTAATTAATCAAACCTTTTTCAGTAAGATCTTTAATATATTCATCAGAGCTTTTATCTAATTGTGAAACTACATATTCAGGTGTAATAACAAATGAATTTGGAAATCCACCTCCTTCAGGTCTAAATCCTTCAAATATTATTTGAGAAGCATCATCTACATACCTTCTAATTAAAAAATGATCTAAATTAAATGCTGAAGAACTAGCACTAACTGGGAGATTATTATTAAAATGAACTTCAATTGATCCCGTTTCTGTAATTCTTGCTGAACCACTTTCAGAAGGGGAAAATATTTTTTTTACTTGAAAAGTAAAATCTTCTCTTCCTTCAAATCTAAATTCATCTCCATACTTTATAGACCAAGGTAATGCTATAGGATTAAAACCTGATCCGGTTATGTCAACTTGTTTAACATTTGTACCATATAATTCAACTAATGTTTGATTTGAAGAAGTTATAATATATGGATAATTTGTAGCATCAGTATAACCCCAAATAGAATTAATTCCAGAGGATGTAATTGGTTGAGTGTATGCTGGGTATTGGGAGATTTTAAGGGAGGTATTTTGGTTAAAAATTGATGCGCCTCCGGGATATCCTTCATAACTATCTACTTTAATATATGTAGAAATAGTATCCCCAACTGTGTAATTTCCAGCATTAAGTGTAGTAGCAGTAGAAAATTCTACAAATTCCTCACTATTAGGATAAACATTTACAGGAGAATAAGGATCTTGATAAATAGGGTTTGAATTTTTATAAATATAAATTGTTACTACATATGAATAAGGATCACCACTAAAACTAGGATTTTCTAATTTAATTCTAACATTAGATTCTATTATAAGATTAACACCATCTTGAACAGCACCTAATGGGATTGTATAAGAATTTAATGATATTGGAGCACCATATGTAGTTTGATTAAATTTAACTTGTACAGGAACTCCATAATCTATACCAGGAGTACCAAATATTTGGGCAGATCCTGTTTTTCCATATAATGCTGTATAATTCCCAACATTTCCTGCATCTGAAGGGATAATATCTTGGAAACTCATTGTTGTGTTCCAATATACATTTGGGGTACTTCCTGATTGAGTATACAATATAGGTTCAATTCTATATCCTCCTCTGATTATATTTCTAAATTGATTATCTGCACCTCCTTGTCCTGATTGGCCTAACATAGAGGTATACCTAAATCTATCCCCTGTTAAAAAGTTTTGTTGTACAATAGGTAAAGAAATTTGAGATATATTTGGGGTTAAAATATTTCCTTCTTTATCTATCAAATACTTAATTGCATTCATTCGTTCAGGTATCCAACTTCCATCCATATAACCATAAGCTATATATGACTGTAGATTTTCAATAGTAGGTAATTTACCAAATGTACCAACATCATTAGAAGTCCATTTATTTAAATATTGAGAAGTTGATTTTGAACCTGAATATCTTGGTATTATGTGGCGAAGAGTAGTATAATTAGAATCTTGAACTTTTGCTTTAGTTGCACTTCCGTCTATTAATTGATTAAAATTAACAGGTTGTGTTATACCTCTGGTGTAATCAACATCTAAATATTTTGAACTGTCTCTTAAATCAAAAGCGTTATTTATTAATGCATTGTCATCACTGTTATAAAAATTTGGAATTTCAACGTAAGGTTCAAAAATTATAGGTCCACAATTTGAAGAAGTTACTTCTCTACTTTGGGTAACAAGAAAACTAGCATCTGTAAGAGAACAGTTTATTCCTCCTTTAATAGTAAAGGCTAATATATCTCCTGATATTCCATAATAAGATGCTGAGATAGTATTGGTTCCTGTATATGAAGGGGAGAATTGGAAGATTGATAAATCTGTTATAGCATTAGATGTAGGATTAATAAAAGAAATAGAACATGTACCTGGGCTCCCTCCATCAGATTGGCTTACTGTAAATGATGCTGTAATTAATAGGGGTGTATTTGGGGTATTTCCTAAAGTATAAGTTCCTTGATTAGAATCAAAATATCCAAGAGTATTTCCAGTTTCAATATTATAATTATCAACGGGAATTTGAATTGGGAGAAATGAAGTTAAAATAGATTTAGATGAAGATACATAATAATCTAGTATATTGTTAGGCCAAAATATAGGAACAAATGCTTCAAAAGTTTCATATAAGTAATATGTTGAATATTCATTTATATCGCTAATATCGTAAGATACATATTGAATTACATTTGGATTATAAAATATAATTTTAGTAACTTCTCCTAACGGAAGTGAATGATTATTTCCATCACAATCAAATTTAGAGATTTTTACATATTTAGTTACAAGAATAAGTGGGAAAGGATTCGGAGGTGGAACCATAGCTTTATTAAAAAATAACACTTCTCCATTTTCAGGTGAAGTAGCACTATTTAAAAAATTATTTTCAAATATTATGTCTTCAGCAAAAGATGTACCATAATAATAAACTTGTTTATAATTAAAAGCTTGGGTTGTTGGAGGATAAGCTTCATTTACTATTCCATTAGTAATTAATATATTAGAACCACTAAATTCACCATCATAAAATTCATCTTGTGAATCATGTAATACTAATACTGAACCTGATAAGGATGGATAGTTTTCAATCCAACTTTGAGTTATGGAAAAAATATTTTCAGGACCAGTACCATTAGCTCCTGAGGGGGAGGTAAATAGTCCATTAAACTGTTCAAATGTTCCTCCGGTACCCCCACTAAGATTTTCTACAGTTCCTTCTTGATACCCATTCCATGTTGGTTTTAATGTTCCAGAAACAGTAATATTTTGAAAAGTAAATGGAATGTTATTTTGAGAACTACTAGCTTGATAAGCTATAGTTGTATAAGGATCAACTTGTGGTTGAGGATATTTATTTCTTTCAAGTAAATGTTGTTTAATTACAATCCCAGAAGCAAGACTTGTACGTGCAGGTACAAAATCTCTAATCATTTTAAATAATGAATTATCAAAAAATTTAATTAAACGTATAAAATCAGTTAAATTATAATTTGAAATATATTTTTGAAAATATTCATTTCTTAATTTATCTAAATCAGGATATGTAACAGCTGATGAAGATCTAAGTCTTGGGTCACCTATGAGTTCTCCTATATTAAATGAACCAATTTGATCCATTATATCTTCATTTATTTCATTAGTAGGTGAAAAAGCTACTTCTAAATAATTTATATTTTGAGTATAACTTTGAGATATATTAGCCATTTGAGATAAAGACATAAACGGCGATAAAGTATCTCCTTCAGGTATTACATTATTTTCTACTCTAATTTTATCAGAAATAGTATTTTTTATACCTGCTATAGGTTGATCATAGAAAAAATATTCTTTATTTGGAGCAAATATAGGTGTTTGATCAAAATAAAAACTACTATCAGAAGTAAATGAATTAGTAACAACCCATGAACCAGTTATTTTTGGATGAATAGAAATTGAACTTGTATAAAGTTCACCTCCTAAAGGAGCTCTAAATAAAAGTTCATTTGGAGAACTATTTAATGAATTTCCTTCAATTGAGTAAGGATTCATAGTATAATCTCTAAATACGCTTTCACTTATAGGATTAACATAATATCTTATTTCTTGGAATGAACCTGAAAATGTGTTGTACATATTTCCATTTAAGGTACTTCCAGAAGCAAAATAACAATCACCAAAAGTAACCCAATCACTATCACTAGCAACTACTGAGGATGAAGCTATAAATCCAATTCTAGTATCATTATCTCCACCTTCATATATCTTATTAGCAGCATATAATTCAAATATATTATTACCTGATCCTGAAGGAGTAGCATTAACCATAACAGACCACCACCCACCATCAAAAAATGGTAAATATAAACTAGCTGATATAGTTGGGTCGGAAGCATATGATGGGTAAAGAGTTAAAGTAGCATATTGATAATAAGGATCTATTATTGAACCACTATAAGACCCACTAGCATTTCCCGAACCAGTATAGGTTAGAGTTATATGGGCAGTATTAAATTGTTTTGACCATAAACTTTGAGATGCAGGGGTTGGGAGAACAGCATTCCATATGTAAAAAGTATCATCCCAATTAGTTATAGTAGTATTCCAAATTAAAAGATTACCTGTAGGATCTATATCAGGGGATACTGCATTTTTAAATCTAAACATCATAGATTCAGGAGCTCCAGTACTATTATTCCAAGAACTATTTATAGGACTAAATGAAGAAGAAATCCAATTACTTCCTTCTGTGTAAAAAGAATAATTAAATTCATTTTGCCAATAATCCCAATCATTTGAATTAGATTTATCTTTACCCCCATACTCATTTATCCTTAATATAGTATCAGGGATACCATATGAAGTAATTAAAGCGCGTAGTCCGGGTAAAGTACCTTTTGTTTTAAGTAAATATGGTAAATTATGATAAATGCGTTTATATAACGATTTATTAACATCATCTAACGGCATATAATCATTAGATGCTGAGATTAGAGTATCAATGTATTCAAATCCAGAAGGAGTAGGTAATGATCCTGTTATATTAGGAAATGGGAATAATCCACCTTCAGGAGTTAAACCTAAAAATGCAGTAAATAAATCTTCATTTGAAAAATTATTTTGATATAATTTAACTCCAAAATCTCTAATAGCATCAGCTACTAAATCTCTTGAAATACCAAAATTTAATCTATTATCAGCATCATATTTATTAATTACATCTTTTATATACACCCAAACACTATCATAATGTTGAGCAACCATATCAACAAATAATTCATATGGTTCATTATCAGAATCATCTCTTAAATATTCGGGAATTGATTTTTTAAGTTCGTCTCTATTATTTCTATCATACATTGAAGCCGAAGCAAGTATTCCTGAATATAAAGGGGAATCTTCATTTCCATTTCCTAACCATGATATTACTTGGGAACTATTAACAGATGCTAATTGGTATGGAGGTTCATTATTTAATTTAGGCCATGCCCAAGATCCACTTTCATAGTAGAGATAATATTCATATCCATCAAAATTTGTAATAATATTATTTATTTTACTTTCATATAAAGCTATACTTCCACTAGTTCCAGATGGAGAATTAGATAAAATAGCTATAGAGGAAGAAAATTGTTCTATTAATTTAACTTTATAATAAAAATTTTCTATTCTTGTTTGTGCCGAACTAAAATGAACAAAATTTGAAAAATCAGTATAATCAATATTGATATCTAATTGGGTTTCTTCTAAAATACTATTTAATTGATTTATAGAAGAAGTTAATGGAGAAGATAATATATCAACATATGATAATTCTAAAGTTGAATTATTTACCTGGTCGCTTAAATCTAAATTAAAATTAGGTCCTAAAATGGATTGTGTGTCTGAGATGATTATTGGTTCAGAAGGTATAGTAAGTCTATAACTTATAGGATTTTCTATTTGGGTAACAATCCATAAATCCGAATTTAATTCAAATTCTAAAGGTAAAGGTTCATTTAATTTAACTAAAATTGTTGGGTTGGAAATATCATCACTATCTAATAATAAATTAATTCCTAAAACTTTTTTATTATCTCCAAAATTTAAATAAAACTCTACAAAATAATTAGCTCCTTCTCTTTCAGAAATTAAATTTTGAGCTTGATTTAAAATCTCTACTGTTGAAAGTGTAATACTATCTAACCTTAATTCAGTTCTATCTGATGAAATTTCTGAAATAAAAAGACGTTGGTTGAAAGAGCCTATTTTTTTATTATAAAAATAATACTTTGCTATAATATCTTGAATTTCATAACTATTAATTCCAAATGGAATAAGTGAAAGAGATAATTCTGGGTTTAAGTTTAGGGTAGAAATTTGGTTAGTTAAAGATGATTGACCATCATTTAAAATGGTATAATCTTTACAATCATATGTTTTTCCTATTAAAAATTGAGTCTCGGGATAATTAAAAAAATTATATAAAAAAAGTTCAATATAACTATCTGAGGTGAAATAGGTATTTATTTCAAAATTAGGGACACCTTGAGATTCAAGCATTAAATTTTGCATTTCTCCCATTGATGTTTCGGTAGGAAGTTGGATAATTTCTATATTAGCCATTAATTTTTATTTTTTATGGATTAGCTAATGATGTTCCTGTTTGTAATTCTACTATTTGTTTTTGAGCATCAAGTAACTCTGTTCTTAATTGAGCAATTTCATTTTGTAAAGCTTCTATCTCTTCTTGATTAGCTTCAAAATTGATATATTCACTACTTTTTTTAATTAAATATTCATGTGAATCAATATCTCCTGTTTCAGGTATATCATAAAACATATCATTATACATTTTAAAAAAATCTCTAATAGTAGGTTGTTCAGAGATTTGTGTTTGAAGAGATTGAACACCCAATTGAGAAAAAGAAGTATCTACTATTTTTTCGTATTGAGATTTATTATAAACTTGTTTATTTAAAGTAATTTTTTCAGCCATTAGTTAATAACTTTAAAATAGTAATTATCATCAAATATTAATGTAGAATTATTAATTATTGTTTTAATTATAATTTTATAATATCTTTCTGGTTCGAGTCCACTCATATATAAATCAAAATAATTCCCGTTTTCATCAGAACTAATTTGAGTATATTGTTCATCAAAGTTAATAACAAATTCATTAGTATCCAAGTCTTTTACAGCATAGTATGAAGAAGTAGGTAAATAATTTAAATTTGTATATAATGAAGAAGTTTGATAAACTCTAGTAGGGTACAAAGGACTTACATTTATATAAAATCTATTTATACTACTTGGATCAAATACACCTGGATTTTCAGCTAGAGACATTTTTAAATCAGTTGTATTTACTATAGGAGAATTTTCATCTATAACTGAAGTGTAGTCTCTCCATTTGAATTCTAATTGGGGTGGGTATATGGTATTAGTATCAACACTATAATATTTTAATATAGGTTGAACATATTTGCTTGGGTTAAATTCAAATTCTTCAGGGAATTTAATTAGAAAACCATTATTAGGTATAGTATCAGAATACCAAACATCTACTATAGGTTTTACACTTACACTTAAATCTTTATTACTTCTTAATTCAAAAGATTGAGTTTTTGGGATCCCCATACTGCTTCCTTCAATGTAAGAAGGATCACTATAAATATATTCTACATAGAATAAATTATTATCATCATAAAACCAATTACCTCCTCCAGGTCCTGAATAAGTAGAATTATATGAACTTGTAAAAGGAAATCCATTATAAGAACCACTTATATCCCAATCAATTGATCCTGAATATAAAGGAAATCTCCAAGAAGCTCCATCTTGAGTTTCAGGGTGATTTAAATAGTATCCAGTTCCATTATTCCATTGTTGGGCTAAGGGTCTTACTTCTAAAGATACATTTAAGTTTATTCCTTGTGCTGTGGCTATAAAATTTCTTAAAAAAACATCATACTGATTATCTCCAATTTTGTTTAAAATGTCTTTTATTTCATTGTTATCAAATTGGATTATATATCTAGAAATTGAAGGAAGACCATCTAAGTTTAATATATTAGATACTTCACACATAGCATCTAATCCAGTATTCATAGAAGGATAAGAAGAATATAAGGTTGTATCCTGTAAAGGGAAAATTTTATAAACAGCCATTTATAATGTTTTATTATAAATATGCAATTATAAAGGAACTACTCTACCTTTTATATCAGTATTAGGGTATCTTACTTCAAAAATACTAGGATCTAACGATGGATAAATAACTAAGTTTCTAGTAGCTGCTGGGATATCATATGCGTAAGGAGAATATCCTTGTGCTGTTCCTGCTTTATTAATGATATTAACATTTTTTACAGTTTGGACTCCTTTTATTTTATCTAATAAAATGTAAATATCTCTTATTAAAATTGGTTGATTAATTTGCCATTTATTGATATCAAAGTAAACCTTTAATTTATTAATACATTCTAATAATACTTCATTATTATTAAATTCAGGTAATACTATTATTTCAAAAGAAACACCTATATTAATTATAAAAGCATCTCTAATTTCAATATTATCACCAATCATTCTATATTGGGATAAATAAGTTCTTAAATTATTTTTTAAAGCACTTCCAGCATAATCTAATTGACCTTCAGAATTTTGAGATAAAACATATAAATTTAAGGTTTCAATAGTTGAAACTTGATTATCTGTTAATTTTGGTTGTTCAATATATGCTTTAGTAACAGAACCATAATATGAAGGCATACTTAAGGCTCTAACAAAATAATCATCAGCTGTAACTGAACGTTTTTGAGCAGCCATACTAACTAAAGTATTTTGTCTTATTTCTTCTAAGGTATCTCCTCCTTTTCCTCCATTTGCTGGGTCAGGGTTAGTAAAACTAAGAGAATTAAAGACATAATCTGAGGTTGATGGGGTAAGATTATTAGTTAAAAATCTAACCCTACTATCATCAACTATAGCTGTGATATTATTAGCAGAAACATTTGATTCTACCCCACCTCCAGTTAAATACCTAACTGTTAAAGTAGTATTAGAAGGTGCTATTCCATAAGTTCCTGTGTATAAAAAATTAACAGGTGAATATGCGGTAGTTAATTTGTCTTTTTTAAAAGGTAATCCTAATCCTACATTATTTGGGTTAGGAGTAATTTCTTCATCGATATCGTAAGGTGATCCTGCTCCAAATTGTATTATTATATTGTCTTGAGAAGTAAATCTAGTACAAAAACGTCTTTGAACTTTTTTTAATTTAAGTAAATAAGGAGCATCTGTCCCTGAGTTAGGGTCATTTATATTAGTGTTTTTAATGCTGTCTAAAATAGTTTCTTGCCCTAAATGATCTACTTCATACCATACGTTTCCATCAGAATCTATAATGTCTAGTATTTTTATAAAATTAGAAGAATTTAAATTTACAGTATTAAAAGGAATTGGATTTGTAAAACTAAAAGTAGTAGTTTGAATAGTAGCTGAAATAAGTTTTACTTGTTTTTGTAAGAGAAAATATTGGGGAGTGTTTCCTAAAATTTGAGATATAGTTACTTCTGTAGGGTCTTGAGAACTTGAAATAGAAAAATCTACGAAATCTTGAGTAATAAAATTTACCCCATTTAATGAAGTAAATTCAGAATTTTCTTGAATTGTAAGAGCATAGTTATAATCAGGAATATATTCTCCATTAACTAATATAGCAGGAACCTCTTGAAATATATCTAAAGTTGTTTGAGAGGTAGCAGTAAGTTTTGGTTTATACCCAAACATATATGCTAAATCATAAATATTATTATTTTGTCTAGCATATTGTAAAAAATTTTCTTGAAATTGGTTATCTAAATAAAAACTTAAAACATCACCTACATATGCTGCTTGTTCTATAAACATCATACCTGGAGAGGCTGGGGAAAAATCAGTGTATGTGGTTGGAAAATATGTTTGGGCAAATGTAATAAGTTTTTCTCTAAATTGAGAAAAATCTTTATTTATATAATTAACATTTCTATTTACTGGTAAATTAGACATCTTATTGGTTAAAATTTAAAATTAAAACATCACTTAAATTGGTATTTTTTATAGAATATTTTAGTATTATTTGATAAACATTTTCATCAGGAAATTCTAATACTTCTAAAGATTTAACCTCTATATTTGAAAAATACGTTGATAATTTACTTTCAACATCTTCTTTTAATAAATCAGTAGTTTGAGATTCTATTTGAGAAAATATAAATCTTCTTAATCCTCCTCCAAAAGTAGGATTCATATATCTTTCTCCAGGTTCAGTTAAAAAAAAATTAATTATATTATTTCTTATAGCATCCTTTGTTTGATAATTAGATTGAAATACTGCAGGTGCATTAAATGGTATATTTACTCCTATAGCAATATTAGGATTTAAATCATTAGGATAAATTTGTATAGGATTAGATATAGGCATTATTTGTTATTTAACAAATTCATAATTTGATCCATTCCAACTTCACCTAGTCCTAAATTTCCATTTACAGGGTCAGCTATTTGAGGTCTAAAAGGTTGTTGAACATCATTTGATGTAAAACTTAAAGCTGTTTCTCCTAATGCTTCTCTATATTTTGATCTTAAATCCATTATGGGTGGAGTAAATGTTGGTTGAGATGGTTGAATAGGATTTGTAGTTGGAGCATATGATTCTCTAACAACAGTTTTTGGTGAACGAACTGCTTCTAAAAGAATATCTCTTAATTCTTCTTGAATTACTTCTCTTACTGCTTCTTTAATTAATTTTTTTAATATATCGGTTTTCATATAGTTATAAATATAGGATTAATCAGCCTTTAAATTATTTTGTTGAATATAAAATACTAGTTCATCTATTAATATCTGATCAATTGAGCTGAAGGACCACTCTCCCTTTAACATTATTACACCTTGTTTATTTCTAGCTAAAGCTCTTCTACGTTTTAAAGAATTTGTTGTTGGTTCAGTTTCAACTCCCATTTCAAAACCATTTACATTAGTAACTAATGGAGAAGACTCATTTGATTGATCTTGGGTTAAGACAAGTAAATCATCTGAAACTGTTTCTTGGGTTATTTCTGTATCAGGGGAACATTCTTGAATAAGGCTATCAAGTAAAGATAAATATTGTAATAATTGAGTTAAAATTTGTCTAACTATAACTAAAATAATTAATATACTAGCATTTGCTGTTTTTAATCTAGTTATAGTTTTATCTATAGTATCTTTGCTATCTTGAATACCTAATATCACATTAACAGGAAGACCTACTCCAGGAGGAACAGATGAAGGGATTGGTAAATTTTTTAAAACTCTAAAAGCAATTTCCAAAGTAGTAATTACATTTCCTGTTATCCCTAATATTTGAGTTGCTTTATCTATAGTTTTTAAAGAATTATTTAATTGTTTTACTAATTTATTTTTACGTGAAATTAAATCTAATATTTCTGGGTTAGTAGGACATGAAAGTTGGTCTTGTAAATCTGATGCTTTATTTTTTCCTTTTTCTATAAGTTTAGAAGCTTGGGTAATCCCAAATGAGGATATTAATGTTATAGCTAATGGTAATGCTGTGTTTTTAAGATTTATAATTAAATCTATAAGTTTCTTTTGAGCAAAATGTTCTGGGGTTTTAGTAGAAGAAGATATTAAATCTTCTAGTTGTTTAGGGTCAAATTGGGCAGCTTCAATTTTATCAATTTCTGTAGCTTTATCAATAGGGGTCATTTGAATTACCCCTAATTCTTTTGGAGTACCATCTCCTTTAATTAAAGGTATTTCTTGAGTTTCATAACCCGGAGCAGTAATAATTGCTTTTGGAACTTGGAGCTCAAAAGGGGGATAAGTTTGATTATTAATATCAGTAAATCCTGTTTTTCTAATTTTTCTCTCTACAAATTCTACTACTTCATCATAATTACGACTTAAATCTAATCGTAAAGGACCATCTGGAGGAAGATTAATAGGGGTTCCATTGTATAAAATAAAAACTTTCCATCCTTTTTGTGATGTTGATGTCGTTGGAGCATATCCATAATCTTTTTCAATAGTGTAAAAATAAGGATTATTTGAATTTACATTATTTAAAGGTGCAACATCTAAAACTACTTCTCCCTTATTATTAGAAATACTTTCGGTAACTGGGGGGGGTGGGGGAGTGGTTGAGGTTGAAGTGGGTGGGGTTGAGGAAGGAGGATTTAAAGATGTTGTTGAAGAAAGAGGTGGATATTCAGGTTCAAACCCTATGTCTTTTATAAGAAATTCAGCCCACGCTTTAACGGATTTATCCCCATCTGGGTAAGTAGTTCCATTAGAGTCTATAAAAGTATAAGTAGGAAAATAATTTTTAGCTCTATTATATTTTTCTAAATCAATTTTAACTCCATTATAAAAAATAGTTAATTCCCAACCAAATATGTTATCTCCGGTTACATTATAAGAATACGGGCTTAAAGATAATGAAGTAGTAGGTATTAATGTTTGGTTAGATTCTTCTATAGAAGTTGATTGATTAAATTCTTCTTCAGTTACTATTGCAGCCTCATCAAATGGAGGATAAAATTTTCCATTAGAATCATTAAATCCAACATCTTTAATTTTATATTTTACTTGACTACCAACTTCATCATAAGTATAAGAATTATCATATGTTTGGATATCAATTAGTTTTCCTTCATAATATATTTTAACTTTAAACTCATTATTTTGAGGTATAATATTATATGTGTATGGATTCGTAATCATTGCTCTTATTTTATCCTTCAGGGGAACCTAAAGGAGATATTGTTGTTGTAAATTGATCTGGGTTGGAAGGGGAAACTAGAGTTGGTCTAAGAGGTTCAAGTCTAGGCAAAGGTTCTACAATTTTTATTGTTGCTCCTTTTATAGGTTCAACAGTAGTCCCAGAAATTATTGTTCCTTGGGTTTTAATGGGGTTAGAAATAGTTGTTTTTTTTATTGTTTCTACCCACCACTTATAAGATTTATTTATTTCTGAAAGTCCTTTGATTCCACCATTAACACTTCTTCTTGCTGCTTCTAAACCAGTCCAAGATCCTTTTTTGGTAGTAAATCTAGCTTTTGGATCAGTAACATATGTAAAAGTTTTTCTTTTTATCATATATTCAACAGCTATATTGTAACTATTATTTTCTTCTAATGCTAAATCAGCATCATCTACAAGATTTACACCAATTTTATCTCCATAAGTTTCATAGTTACCTTTTCCGGTTAATTGAATTAATCCACGACCAAAATAAGGTAATCCCTTTTTATCTAATCCTAAAGTATAATAATTTTTTTTACCACCTGCTGTACTACGATAATAACTAAGAGCTGATTGGCATGGTCCTTCCTCTCCATAAGCAATTCCTGTCATACTAATTTTTTTTCCTTGTGCATTAGTAGTGGTACATACATAATCGGCTTCCCATCTTGACAAGGAATATCCACTTTCTCCTGCGGCTGTTCCTAATAGATAAGCTGCTTTTCTTATATCGTCTATTCTTTCATCAACTTGGATTTTTTCTAAAACTAAAAGTAAAGAACTACTAAACATAAAAGGAACGTTTGGGGGATTTTCTTTTACCCATAGTTCTTTAGCTAAATCTAGTGCTTTGTTTACATCAAATGTTACAGGCATATTTTAAAAATTATATAGTTTTTACAAAATTAGATTTAATACTATCTATTTCTACTAAAATTTTATTTAAATTAGCAGAAGCAATAGTAGCCGCTGTATTCATCAAAGCATCAGGAACAGGAACACCTCCTGGGTATATTTGGGAAGTTTTTAAGAGAGTTGTTATATTAAGTAGTTCATTAATTACAATTTTTAATAACTGCACTGTATCATCCCCTTTTAATACAGATTGAGAAGCGCTTTTATTTCCTAACCTAATATCTACTCCACTCATATAAATTTTTTCAGCTTCTAAATTTATACTTTTATTTGATGATAAACCAACTGATTTTTCTCCACTGATTAAAATGCTGTCTTTTTTAGCATTTAAAACTACTCTATCTGAGTTAAGTAATATTTGGGGTTGATTAAATTGGGAAGGAATAGTAGGTTTATTAGTATATGAATTAAAATTTTCATTAGCTATACTAAATGGAATTTGTTGATCAAATGTTAAATATATAGAAGAGGGATCTTTATTAGGATCTTCTATAATATATTGAGATGTTGAATTTGGATTTCCATTACTTATTATAGTTATAGGATTATTTGAATTAAATGATTTCCATGGAGTATTATATGATCCTCCCAATCTAATACTATTTCCAAATCTTCCTTGCAAAATTTTATCTCCTACAAAAGATTGCATTGAACGAGCACCATTAGCAGGATTAAAATAATTAGTATTAGAAGGATTTTTAATTTGATCAGTTTCAGCTACTCCATTAAATGAAGGATTATCCCATACATTAATACCTCCAATGTAAAATGTTCTTGTAATTGTTCCAAAAGGTGAAGATTCACCAGACTTGTTATATTCAGTATCAGAAAAAGTAAATAGTAAAACCATTTCTCCTGCTATAGGATAATAAGAATTATCACTTAATAATGGAGATGCTTCTCCTGGGATTTTATTTTTGTTGGAAATATAAGATATAGTACCTTGGGGTTTTGATGAATCAGAAATAATTTCATTTACTACTCCAAAAAAAACATTTGATGGAGAAGGTGTATTATTACCTTTACCAGCTGAAGCTGGTTTATTAGGGACTGAAGTTTTCATGGTCCCAGTCCATCCTAAGTCATATCGAGCCATTATTTGTTGTTTGAATTAAACTTTTGAACTTCGTTTAATAATTGTTGTTTTTCTTCTTCAGTCATACCAAACCCTTCTTCACTAGATTTTCCACTAGCAATAGCACGTTGAGCAATAGTAGCCATTTTAATTAATTGTTCATCGTTTTTAATACCTAATTCCATATATTCTTTAATTAATGGAACTATTAAAGTAGCATCACCGATATCATTAATTAATGGTTTTAATTCACCTATTAAAGCATTAATTTGGGATTCTTTTTTCTTTGAGTTTTCGTAAATTTCTTTTAATAAATCCGAAAATTTTTTCTTACCCCAAATATTTTCTTCTAAATTACTCATAGTATTTTTTTGGGTATAAATATGAAATATTAAAAGGATTGAAAATTTATATACCCTTGATCTAAATAAAATAAATAATTTTTTTTAAAAATAGCATATAAAGTATTAGCTATTTTAGTAATTTTAGGAGTTTTAGCATCTGGGATCATTTCATGGATATAAATGTATAATGCTTTTTTATTAAAAATATCGATTTGGTCTCTTTTTCTAAATAATTCTAGAATAGCATCAGCAATTTTTGCATCATATTCTTTATGAAATATATCATATATGTTTTCAGTTACATATTCAACATATTGATCTATAAAATAAGATAGTTTATCCTTTTGAGGTGAAACAGAATCTAAAGTATAAGAATAAGAATCATCTTGTTCAAGTTCTAAGATAGATGTTTTTTTGATTTTACTTTTATAATTTTTATCATTATATAAAATACACCATCGTTTTACAATGGTACCAAAATAAGAATAAGCTTTTGCTCCATTATTAGGGTTAAAAAGATGAATTTTAGAAAGTAAAAATACTATAATTTCATGTTGTAAATGTTCTAAATCTTCTACTTCAGTATGATAAAATTTAAAAGTATGAATTATATTTTGTGTAAGCTTAAAAAAGGCATAATGAATTTTTTCTTCATATATTTTACTTCTTAAAGCAGGGTTTGGAGTATTATTATATAACACAATAGCATCTTCTGTTTCCTGGGTGAAGTAATTTTTGCTTTTAGCTTTTTTAGCCATTTTAGTTGAACTTTCTAAGATTGAACTCATTTAATATTTCTTGGATTTTTAATATTGATTGGAATATTACTCCCACTTCATCATCTTTTTCAAATATACCTGCACGGTCTACTTCTTTAAGTTTTTTCCCTGAAATTTCAATTACACGAGAAAGTCTATCTAAATAATCCAAATAACCAGCTAAAACATCTTCTGATTTTTCTTGTTTTCTCATCAAATTGAAAGTCGTGAACCCAAGGATCACGACTATCATTGAAAGGATACAAACGGCAACTATTAACCCTATCATATATTATCTAATAAATTTTTTAAACTATCACTTTTAAATGAACCTAAAGCTTTTTCTTTAGTAGAAGTTTTTTTAGACACATTTTGTTTTGACCCTAATGTAAAATTTTCTTTTTTAATATCCACGGACTTCTTACCTTCTTTTAATTTAGGTAACCATTCACGTTCAAACTCAATACGCGCTGCCATTAAATCTGCCTGGTGTAATATAAAAGGAAGTGATGTTCTTGGTTTTTGTTCTGGCATAAAATTTAAAAGGTATTTTTTATTTGCTTCATCATATAAACCATCATGAGTCTGAATAGCAACCATTTCATTAAATGTATACTGAATACCATGAGATTGAAGCATAAATAAACCTCTATCAGGTACTGAAGAGAAGGAAACTTTAATATTAAACATATAATCTTCTCCTAATTTATCTTTTCTCCATTGGTCAGTCTGAGGGATATATGATTCTTCTTCTTCATCACCCATTTTACCTAAATCATGATTTAAAGCTGAGAATACAAGTTCTTCAAGAGTAAAAGTGTCTACATCAGCTCCTTCACTTTTCCATAAATCATATTGTTTTAAAGCACATCGAATAACGCGTAAAACATGTTCTACATATCCTCCAGGGAAAGCATTATGGTATTCTTTTTTATGCGCAGCAGGCATTACTATTAAACGCTCAGCATACTTTTCATAAAATTCTCTAAGTTTTTCTTTACGTGGATCAGAAATATACTTGTCAATATAAGCAAGTAATTCAACCCAATTGTCTTGGATTTGTTCGGCTGTTA